AAGGAGTTAGCTGAACCATTAATGAATATGTTTAAAGAGCTTAATTTAATATGACAAAAGAACGATTTGATTATTTAAATTCTCTTTCTAAAGTTGAATTTAATTCTCAGACTTCTTATAAGGAAAGATGTTTATTTATGACGTACCAATCTGGAACTCATCCAGATCAACATATTTTAGACTAATTATGAAAGTATTTGGTGAAGAAGAATTAAAAAGTATTGCTGCATTCGAGAAAAAACATTTAGATTGTTATCATAAAGAGGACACTAAATGTAAAAGAGTAAGCTTTACTATTACTCAAGATTGGACAGGAATTGGAGTAATTACAAAAATTACCTGTAATTGTTGTGGTGAACAAGAAGACGTAACTGATTATGGAAATTGGTAAATTATGTTAACACAATCTAATGATATATCCCATGAATATTGCTGTACAGTAGTAAAAATTGGGGAAATTATACCTATTGAAGGTGCTAATACGGTAGCTAAAACTCTTGTTAATGGAAGGGAAATAGTTATTAGTAAGGATATAAAAGAAGGAGATTTAATGATTTATGCCTCTAATGAGTGCCAATTAAACTCTGATTTTATGTCTATAAATAATCTTTATGAGGATTATACATTAAATTCAAATTGTGAAGAAGTTTCTTTATGGATTGAAGCAAAGTCTGGAAGCGGAAGTATGGTTATTGATCCAGAAGAATGGAAAGAGTATAAAAGAACTCATTGTGGCTATTTTGATAAACATGCTAGAGTTCGAATGAAGAAACTATGTAAAACTCTTTCTATGGGATTCTTATTTGAACCCAAACTTTTAATAAATTGGTGCCCTTTACTAAAAGATTTTGATTTTTCTTCGATGATAGATCAAGATTTTGATACTGTAAATAAGGAATTATTTGTTCAAGCTTATATTCCTCCTATTCCTGAATCCCCTCATAGAGCTTCTGGAGAAGGAAAAAGAAATAAACATTTAGCTAAATTTGATCGAATGATTCCAGGACAATTTAGTTTCCATTATGACACAGCTCAATTAGAAAGAAACATTCATCGATTAAATCCTGATGACTGGGTAACTATCTCAGTTAAACTACATGGAACTTCTCTAATTGTAGGAAATATTTTAACTAAAGCTCCAAAGTGGAAGGGAATTTATTCTAAAATATTTTCTTATTTACCTAAATTCTTACAATTTACTAAAAAAGAATATAACATTATTTATTCTTCTCGAACTGTAATTAAGAATCAATTTATAAATCCAAAAGTGTCTTCTGGATTTTATAATTCTGATGTCTGGGCAGATTATTGTAATATTCTATCTAACTATATTCCCCAAGGATTTACTATTTATGGTGAAATTGTTGGATATGTATCTGGTAGTAATTCAATGATTCAGAAAGGTTATGATTATAAATGTAAACCTGGAGAAAATAAATTGATGATATATCGAGTAACTCGTCAAATAGATGAAGGTAAAGTTGAATATAATGTTTCTGATGTTAAAGAGTGGACATTAAAATTAATTGATTCAATGAAAGAAGATGGGTATCCTGACTTTGCAGCAAGAATCCATCCTATTGATATACTATTTAATGGCCAAATTAAAACTTTATACAATAATGATGTTATGAATCATTGGCATGAAACTCTTCTAGAGCTAATGAAAAATGATAAAGAACATTTTGGTATGGAGGAAAATGAACCTTTATGTAGAAATAAAACTCCGAGAGAAGGAATTGTACTTAGAATCGATAATGATCCAGTTAATGAGGCATTTAAATTAAAGTGTCTTAAATTCCTTGGAAAAGAAGCTGAATCTATCGATGCTGGAGAAACTTCTGATATTGAAATGACAGAACGTTATGGCTAAATTACTAATATTGCAGGGACCCCCATGTAGTGGAAAAACTACATGGGCTGAGTCCTATTTACAAGAAAATATCAAAGATCATATAATGATTGTGAATAGAGATAATATTCGTTACTCTATTGGATTTGGTAAATATACTATGGATCATGAAGACGAGGTTACTCGGAGAGAAAATGATCTAATGGAATATGCTGCTAATATTAACTTTGATATTATTCAGGATGGAACTAATTTAAATCCTAAAACTATTCAGAAATGGGAAAAGTGGGCTAAAGAACACAATTATGAAATTGAATATAAACAATTGTATATTCCTTATGCTGAGGCTATGAAACGTTCTAAGGCTAGACGGGACTCTGGTGGACTTTATATTTCGAAGGAAGTTATGAAAAGATTTTATTTGAAGTACTATGAGAAGGAGTTTCGAAAAGAAATGACTGATCCTAAAATTGCTGATATGGAAGCCAATGTTCAAAGAACTCTTAATAAAAATATGCCTTTAGCAGTAATAGCAGATTTAGATGGTACTTTAGCATTACATAATGGAAGGGAACCATTTGAATGGGATTTAGTAAAGAGTGATGTTTTTGACTACCGAGTAGCTGAAATGTTAGAAGCTCATAATACATACTATGGTAGTCAGATCATTTTCTTAACTGGCCGCCCCGAATCAGTAAGACATAGTACACAGTTATGGTTAGACGTACACGGATTTAAAAATTCTAATTATAAGTTATTTATGAGAGATAACAATGATTTTTCTCATGGTGACGATTATAAGCGTAAAATTTATTTAGAGCAAATAAAGCCTAATTATAATGTGGTAGGGGTCTTTGAAGATTCTCAGAAATGTATCAATATGTGGAGGGAGGAAGGAGTATTATGTTTTGCAGTGGCAAATAATGATTATTAATATGAAACAATCAGTTTTTAATTTTGATAGTGGGTCCGGGGTGTTTTTCACCTCGGACACCTAACTCATTTTGGACATGAAAATATTCTTCATTTTTGTAAACGTCCTTTTTCCTCTGTAGAAGAAATGGATAGTACATTAATTGAAAACTGGAATAAAGTGGTCGGTCCAAATGATTATATATTCCATTTAGGTGATTTCTGTTTTAAAGGAAGTCAATATTGGGATAGAATGTTAGATCAGTTAAATGGTCACAAGTTTTTAATCATGGGAAACCATGACTTTCATAATATAAGAGATGGAGCAATGATGAAATTTGATTGGGTTGGGCAGCAAGCATTTATTGCAATTGCTGGAAGATCTATCTTTTTAAATCATTTTCCATTTTTATGTTATGGTGGAACTTATAGGAATGTTGATAATGTAGTATATGCACTACACGGTCACACTCATTTAAGTTTAAATGATTTAAGTGGGAAAGATGTATCTCGTCTTGAACACTGTTTTCCGAGTCAATATGATGTTGGAGTTGATGCAAATAACTTTACACCAATTTCGTTTAATGATTTAGATTTTAGAATTAAAGATCAAATTAATCAAAATCAGAATCAACTTCAATCATTCAGAGAATATTTAGAATATAAGAAAAATGATTGAAGAAACGTATCATGGTAAAGTAGTTGCTAAAAAGGAAGGTTTATACACAGTCTATGTTTTTCAAAAAGATGATTTAACATATGATATGTGTACTAAACTTCCTAATTGGGGCCCATATTCTCTAAATATAGGGGATAGTGGGTTTGTAACTGTAGATGAAGTTATTGCAGGTGAACCTTTTTATAATAGGGGAACAATGAAAGAAGATATTTTTCAATTTTCAAATAGATATTTTAAAGAATTTATTGCTGATAAATCAGCAGTAGTTGATATTTTAGTATAGAATGGAATCGAGTAATATTAATTCCTATGTGTGGAAAGATAGACGTTTAACGTCAGATAGAAAGGAGAAACAAATGGGTTATCAAATGGTTAATATGTCTGAATATGAACTTCAGCAAGCATATAATCATTGTAAGACTATGTTGTATAATAACGATCCTACAAATCTAGGTAGAATGCTTGTACTAGATTTGATTTCTGAACAGTTAGACAGATGTGGTGCAGAATTAGCTTTGAGATGGTTTAAAACCTTAGTAGATGATAAGGGAAATATTAAATACTCTAGTGATGGGCTAATGCAGGAATTAAGAGAATGGGTATCTCTATGCCCAGCAGATCCGGATAAAACCTTAAGACTGCAAGACTTTGTTGAGGTTCATCCTGATTATAAAGCAGTACCAATTGACCTTCTTATGAAGGCATGCCGTGACGATCTTGGATATTTTGACTCTTCAAGAATTTCTTTATCATTTATTTATAGACAAGGAATATACTTTACTCATGACGAGTTAAAGGATATGAGTACCTTTACTATGGGTAATACTCTTAAAGAAAAATTTGAAGTATTAAAATATCAATTAAATTTAAGTGATGATGTTGAATTAAAAGCTAACCCTAATGGATTTACTGAACAGCAATTCAGAGATTTAATTCATTTAAAGAAATATAAAGGTTATCACACATTAAAGTATTCAGAATTAACAACTAGTCAACTTCAAACTTTAAGAAAGAAAGTATTATTTAAATTAGAGGATGAAGTTTTATTTCAAATTAATATTTGGAATACTTTAATGAAACAAATTAAAGAAGTGGCTGAATATAAACATTATATAATTACTGAATAATATGGCAGAATGTAAAGTAATGAAATGTGACTGTCAACATGAAGGACAGGACAAACTCTATGGTAGAGGAATGAGACTTTTTAATCCCCAGGGAAAAGGAAAGGATCAGGGAGATAGTTATATCTGTACTGTTTGTGGTAAATCCACAAAAGGAATTTTTGGTAAGAAGAAGTAATGGATAAATTTGAATCACTTTGTAAAAAAATGCATGATACATATTTAGCAAAAAATCATGATTATGGTGATAGTTTTGCTAAATCTTGTCAGGAATGGGGATTAGTTTCCCCCGCAATCCGCATGCAGGATAAACTAAATAGATTTAAATCTCTAATTAGACTTGACAAAGATTCTACTTATCAAGTTAGAGAAGAGAGGATCCAAGATACGTTGTTGGATTTAGCAAATTATGCTATTTTAACTTCTTTATGGTTGGATGATCTATCTAGTAACAAATAATAAAGAACTCTTTGATACTGATGACTATAAAATAATTAGTATAGAAGAATCATTAAAATTACTAGAACCATTACAAATTGTCGGTCTTGATACTGAAACTGAAGGACTGGATCCATATACAAAGAAATTACTACTATTGCAACTAGGTTGTTTAGATTTTCAAGTAGTAATTGATTGTAGAACAATTGATCCTAAAGAATATAAAGATTATCTTGAATCAGATAGAGAGTTTCTTGGGTGGAATTTGAAATTTGATTTAAAATTTTTATATCATCAGGGGATTTATCCTAAAAAAGTATATGATGGTTTTCTTGCAGAAAAGTTAATGTGGCTGGGATACCCGAATGGTATGCATGGTATGTCTTTAAAATCTGCTGGCGAACAATATTTAGGTATAGAACTTGATAAATCAGTTAGAGGGAAAATTATATGGTCTCAAATTTTAACATCTGATATTATTATTTATGGTGCTAATGATGTAAAATATCTAGAGCAAATTAAAGATAAGCAGATGGAAGAATTAGAAAAAAGGGGTCTAACTAAAGCTATTTATGTTGAGAATAATTTTATATTATCTTTAGCTTATTGTGAATACTGTGGTATTTATATTAATCAAGATAAATGGAAACAAAAAATTGTTAATGATATAAAAAGAGAAGAGGGGACTAGAGATCTATGTAATAAATGGTTACTAGAAAATGACCCTAATAGTCCTTATATAACTACTGATCTTCAAGGTAACCTTTTTACTGGGTTTAGTACTGATCCTATAGTAACACTTAATTGGAATAGTGATAAGCAGGTTAAACCCATATTTAAAAAGTTTGGTTTAAATCTTGAAGTTTTTGATAAAAAGACTAAAGAGCTAAAGGAGAGTGTTGAAGAAAAAGTCTTATTACCTCAAGCTGACAAATGTAGTTTAGTTCCTTTATATATAGCTTATAAAAAAGCTAATAAAGTTACTACTACTTATGGGGAAACTTTCTTAGATTTAATCAATCCTATTAGTAATCGATTACATACTAATTTTAATCCTTTAGGTACTGATACTGGAAGATTAAGTTCTGGAGGTAAAGATAAAGCTGCAGGAGTAGAGTATATTAATATGCAGAATATCCCTGCAGATGCTTTTACTCGATCTTGTTTTTCAGCTGAACCTGGGAATAAATGGATTAGTATAGACTATTCAGGACAAGAAACCTATGTAATGGCCTCTGTTGCTAATGATAAAGCTATTATTAAAGAGTTAATGGAAGGATCTGGGGATATTCATAGTTTAACAGCCTATATGAGCTATCATGAAATCCCCCGAGACACCCCAATTAAGGATATTAAGAAATTATATCCACATTTAAGACAAGAAGCTAAAGGTATTGAATTTGCCATAAACAAAATTTATATTTTAATAATTTGTGGCCTTGTTTGGTAACAAACAATGAAAAATTTGGGTGAATTGCTGGAAAGGTGAGATTCCTAATCAGCAGCCAAGCACACCTTTAACAAAGTGTGAAGGTTCAGAGACTAACTCTTGAAACTCTAATAAGAGAATATAATAGAGACACGAGTGCCCAACTCCTAGAAATAGGATGAAGATATAGTCCGATCTTATATTAAATGAAGTATAAGAATTAAGAGATAAAGAACTCTTAAGATAACAAAATGAAATTACGGAGGTAATGCTGATACTATCAGACAAAATAAAGGGATCCCACAAGAAGAGGCCCAAAAGATTTATAATGCTTATATGGATGGCTTTAGCGGTTTAAAGACGTATCAAACCTTTAGAAGAAGAGATTGGTGGGAAAAAGGATATATTTTACTTAATCCTCTTACTGGTCATAAAGCTTATATTTATGATTGGGAAAAGCAAAAAGAGATTAAAGCCTCTTTTACTAAAGAGTTTTGGGATAAGTATAAAGAAATTCCTAGAAATCCTTTAACTGGTAAAAAGGCTCCTAGAAATGCAGTTGAGGAAGAAATGTGTGAAAATGTTTCTTGGTCTGCAAGACGAAAGGCTGAATCAGAGAACCAAAGTATTAACTATCCTATTCAAGGTACGGGAGCATTAATTTATAAGTTTGCATCAATTTATTTCTTTAATTATTTAAAGAAAAATAATCTAATTGGTAAAGTAAAATTATGTGTTCCTGTTCATGATGAGTGGAATATTGAAGCTCCAGAAGAAATTGCTGAAGAGACTGCACAGGCTTTATATCAGTGTATGGTAAAGGCAGGAGCAGTCTTCTGTACTAGATGTAAATTAGACGCTGATATATCTAGATCAAACGATGGATCTCTTCCTACATATTGGATACACTAAGATAGAATTTATATAAGATTTAAACTTTAATTGTATTAATATGAAATTTGAAGAATTAGTAGCATTTTTTAAAGCTCATCCATCTTATATTCGAGCTGGGATAAGTACACTACCTTTAAAATTAAGATCTGTACTACAATCTGATGTAAAAAAGGCAAGAGCAGAAGCTAGAAAGCAATTTAAAGAAGAAGGACAATATTATCATAACGGAAAAGTTGGGAGAACTATTCTAATTACTGAACCTAAGAAAAAAGTATTGTTATTTGACTTAGAGACTGCTCCAATGCGAGCTTATGTTTGGGGAAGATGGCATCAAGATATTCATCTTGAAAATACAATTTCTGAAGGATTTATTATCTGCTGGTCTGCAAAATGGTTATTCAATGATGATATTATGAGTGATTGTCTTACTCCAGAAGAAATTCTTCTAGAAGACGATAGTAGAATAGTATCTACTTTATGGGAACTATTTGATGAAGCCGATATCATAATAGCTCACAATGGTGCTAAATTTGATATTCCATTAGCTACTGGGAGATTTGTAATTCATGGTTTAATGCCACCAAGTCCTTATTTCTCAGTTGATACCCTACAAACTGCTAAAAGAGTATTTAGATTTAGTAGTAATAAACTAGATGCTCTAGCTGGATACTTTGGAATACCTTGCAAATTAGATACAAGTTTTGATTTATGGAAACAATGTATGGAAGGCAGTCAAGATGCTTTAGATTATATGGTAGACTATAATAAGCATGATGTAGATATGCTAGAATCTGTTTATCTTATACTTAGACCATATATTCGTAACCATCCTAATATTGCAAATCTTCTTGAGACAGATTGTTGCGGTAAATGTGGATGTGATAACCTTGAATTGATTCCTGATAAATTCTATTATACACAAGTATCTAGATTTCCCCTATTTAGATGTCAGAATTGTGGTGCTATTGTAAGAGGCAGGGTTACTCAAGGTGAGAAAGTAAACTTTATTAACTTTAGTCGATAATTTTTTTTAAAAAAAATTGCAAAAAAATTTGCATATATGAAAAATTTTTTGTAATTTTGCATTTTATTAGATAAAGTATGGAAAAGATATTAAAACGAGTTCAAGATTATACCTATCAAGAATTTGAAGCGTACTGTATAAAAAATGGTTTAGATTTAAATATGTATAAGTGTGCCTTTAGAGAGTGGGCTATTGAATGTCATGAATGTGATTTAATGAAGGTAGTTAATGACTATGGATATATGAAACCAGTTCTTATATCTGGAGTTGTTGGTATTGCCCGTGAAAATCATCAAATAAAACCTAAACAAATGCATTTAGGTGAAGGTATTAATGCTGTTCTAACTCCTGATACACAAGATTATAGTATATTAAAGGGATCTCAATCATCTATTTATGTAAGTACAGTTCATGCTTTAGGTCATAATCTTTTTAGAATAAAATTTTTAGATGACTAGAACCGAAAGACAACAACTAGCAATTGAAAAGTGGAAATCTTGTAGTTGTAGAGGCTCTATTGTGGCAAATACTGGATTTGGTCTTGTTTTAGCTATTAAGAGTACTTAGTTATTAAATTTTTATAAGATTTTTAATTAATTCTTTAAATTTATAATTATATCTTGCTTTATTTAAGAAAGTATATCAAAATTATATATACTTTTTTATTTTAAATATAATTTATAATTTTGTATGTTAAATTTTAAAATATATAGTATATGAGTAAGGTAAATTTAAATTTAAAGGGAAAAAGTGGAGTATATCAGATTTTAAATATTGTCAATAATAAAAAATATATTGGCTCTAGTTTAAATATCTATACTAGATTTCATGAGCACATTTCAAATATGAATTATAATCATGGGCATAATGCTCATCTTCAAGCTGCATGGAATAAATATGGGGAACAAAATTTTGAATTTTCTGTTATAGAATTTTGTTCCCCAGAAAATAGATTAATTAGAGAACAATATTATATTGACTTATACAAACCTGAATATAATTTATCTTTAAATGTTAAAGGAAATTTAAATAGAGTTGTTACTGAAGTTACGAGACAAAAAATTTCACAAACTCTTATTAAAAAATATCAAGCAAAAGAAATAACTAGCTATCGTCAAGATCACATGTGGAAACATTGTTGGATATACGATATTTACTCAAATGATTTAGTCAAAGAATGTGATTGTTTATTTGATGCAGTTAGATATTTAGGATATAATAAATTTCCAGGAAATAATCCATTAATTCATTTATATAGAAAAAAATATTGTATTTTATTACAAAATATTGAAAATGAATTAGATCGATTTAATTTTATTTCTAAAACATTTAAACAATGTAAAAGTAAAAAAGGATTATATTTAATTGTTCAGGATAATGAATATCATCAATATTTTAAAAGTTTATCTGACTGTTTAAAAAAATATCATCTTAATAAAAAAAGATTTATTAAGGGTACTTTTACAGAAGAATCTCCTTATTTTTTTAATAATATAAAAATTTATTATACTAATACTTTTATTCCGCTAACACAAAGCTGTCTACCTAAGGAATTAGATAGAGTATCATCGGGCAATATCGGTGGAGGTCCTCAAGAGGATAATACCGAGATAAATTTAGAAAGTAAAAAGTCTAAATCATCGTACAGCGTAGAAAGTGAACCTTAAAAAGAATATAATCTTTCCAAGAGTGTCCGACGCCCCAACTGAAATAAGTGGGTGAAAATGTACGCGGGACTTATTAGTAATAATAAGAAGTTAGAATAAAAAGTCTAACGATAACATAATCGAAAACCAGAACTGCACTAGACGCTGTTGAACGAGTTTTATCAAAAAATCCAAATGTTTCTGTTGTTATAGTAGTTCCAACTAAACTATTAAGAGATCAATGGCTTTCTGCTCTTGATGACCGAGGTTTTGTTGATGGAAATATTACCGTTTTAATTATTAATACTGCTGCAAGAAAACCTTTTTATTGTAATTTTTTAATTATTGATGAATGTCAGCATATAAGTGCTGAGGGGATGTCTAATGTATTTAATAATTGCAGACCCTCATTTATTCTTGGGTTAACTGCTACTTATGAACGATTAGACGGAAGAGAAAAACAAGTATTAGATAAATATGCTCCAGTATGTGATGAAGTGACAATGGAAGAATCTGTTCAAAATGGGTGGGTTGCTCCATATACTGAATATAAAGTATTACTGGACGTTGATTTAACTGAATATAACAGTGCTAATCAAGAATTTCTAAAATATTTCTCTTTCTTTAATTATGACTTTAATCTTGCAATGGAATGTTTAACTAACTTTTGGAAACAACAGCAATTAGCTAAACAATTAAATTGTGATGTTAAAGATGTAAGAGCCTGTGCCTATGGCTTTAATAGGGCACTAAAATTTAGAAAAAATTTTGTAGCTAATCATATTCATAAGCTAGAAGTCTCCAAACAAATTATTAATGCAAGACCTTCATCTAAAATTATTACTTTTAATGGAAGTATTAAACAATGTGAGGCATATAAATGTGGGTATGTACTCCATTCTGGAAATACTAAAAAGAAAAATCAAATGACAATGGAAGAATTTTCTTTATGTCATGAAGGAATCCTCCATACAAGTAAAATGGCAGATGAGGGAATGGATGTTAAAGGACTAAATGTAGCAATTATTACTGGATTTAACTCTTCAAAAATATCTAAAAGACAGAGAATTGGAAGATGTATTCGATTTGAACCTGGAAAAACTGCTGAAGTGTTTACTTTAGTAATTAAAGGTACTGTTGAAGAACAATGGTATACTAAATCTATGTCTGGATTAGATTATATTGAAATAACTGAAGATGAATTACAAGAGGTATTAAACTACAAATCTTTATCTAATAAATCTAAGATACAGCAAACTACGTTTGTAAATGATTTGATGAGATTCTAAATTTAAGATAAATTGTTTCTAGGTAGGAAATTACTTAATGATAAATTTAGAATTTAGTATAGAAAGAGAAATTGATTTTATGGTAAAATATAACTTAACTCCGGATGAACTTTTCTTAATTAGAATGATATTCTATGCACAAAATGATCATCTAGAATTTTTATCTGAATATTTCTCTGAAAATGAACTAACTTTAAGTTTACGAGATACCCTATTATCTCTACAGAAAAAGGGTATTATCAATAAAACTTATTCTGTACCTGAAAAGGGAAGCGTGTTTAATGCACGAGATGTGGATTTTAATAAAACAGTAGTATCTTCATATTTAAAACATAGCCAAGAACTTGGTATGGATTTATTTGAGGCTTATCCTGCTTTTACGATAATAAATGGAAGAACATTTAGTTTAAGAAATGTAACTAAACTTTATAAATCATTGGATGAAATGTGCTTTGCCTATGGTAGGGCAATTAAATTTGACCCAAAGATGCATCAAGAAGTTCTAGAATTATTAGAATGGGGTAAAGAGAATAACCAAATAAATAGTGGTATATGTGACTTTATTGAAAGTAATCAATGGCTTACTTTACAACAATTACGAGATGGAGATATGGGAACTTTTAATACTAATGAAATGCTATGATTGTTGATAGTTTATTTAGTAGTATTGAAAAGGGTAAAGCAGGATTTAATCAGGGACTAAGTAGTGGATTTCCTAAATTAGACTCAGTAACTTTTGGAATTCAAAGAAGATGGTTATCTGTTATAGCTGGTGACTCAGGTAGTGGTAAAACTACTTATATGTTATATACTCAGATATTTCAACCATTTCAACAATATATGATGGATAAAACAATTGATGTTCATTTTTTATTGTTCTCCTTTGAGATGAGCGCTGAAGTTTTATTAGCAAAATTATTATCTACTTATATTTATGAAACTTATCATGAGGTAGTTTCATATGATGAAATTTTATCTCTTTCTACTAGATTAACTGATAGCCATTATCAACTTATTTTAGAATCTAGAGAGTGGTTAAAAGAGTTAGAAAGTCGATGTGAGATAATTGATAAACCTGTTACTGCTAAAGGATTATATGCAATCTGTAAAGAATGGAGTAAAAAATATGGAAATTATAAAGAAGTGGAAAGAACGGAAGACTATATTAAAGAAGAGTATCTTCCCAACAATCCTAATCAATATTTAATAGTATGTGTGGATCACATTAAGTTATTAGCTACATCTACTGGCCATAATTCGAAACAAGAAATCGATGAGGCCTGTGATTATTTAATTCATTTTAGAAATAAATGTCTGTTTACTGTAAATATT